CCAATCATCTACATGATAAGCATCGTAATCTGTATATGCGATGTCTTCTTCATCATCATCCCAAGGAACACCATTTTTCATTTTATTTTTCATTCCTTTTAGTATTTCTAATGTCTCTCTGGCTTCAGTTCTTCTCTCACCTTGTGATTCTTTAGCAATCGTCCAGTAATGTTTCATCAACTTATCAAGCTCTTCTTCGCTTATTTGGTACTTAGGACCATCATCACGCTTAGCATTTTTTTTCTTAAACCACGGTATCATAATTTTTCTCCTTCTTGACAATTACTCTACAGAACCAATATTAAAGCTTCAACCGCGCTGTATGCGCAGAAAGCGAGTTACTAATGCGAACACAATTCTATTCAATTCGTGATATTAAAGGCGAGACATTCAAAACGCCCTTCACGCAACCAACACACGGAGCAGCAGAACGCTATTTCGAACAATTAGTCCAAGACGAACAATCTTTGCTTAATAAGTACCCACAAGACTTCCAACTTTTTTACGTTGGTAATTTCAACATGAGTAACGGCACAATTGATAAAATGGATGTACCGCAGCATATTTGTGACGCGTCTACTTTCACAAAAATTAACACAGCACAGTAAAAAGTCGGGCCTAAATCACTTCCTTGTTGTATTTAGGCCCACTGACTGCAAAGATTAAAAAACAAGCAAAAAAAAAGGACTATCAAATGAAACGTCGCCCAATGTCTAAACGCTCTTCTCGCAAACACTTCAAGAAAAAAACCGGAGTTAATTCAGTAAACAATATGAATCCTCGCGGTTTTCGCGGTGGCATCAGACTTTAAAAAAAAAGGACCAAGACAATATGCGTTGCCTCAGTCCTTTAACCGTCTCTTTTAAGGACGACGGTAAGACCATATCATGGTCTCAAAAAACACATAGCAAAGAATTTTCAAAATTCCAAATCCCGTGCTCAAAATGCATTCCTTGTCGACTAGAACAAGCCCGATCAAAAGCCATTAGATGTATGCACGAAGCCCAGATGTACGAAAAAAATTCTTTTATTACTCTTACGTATTCAGACGAACACCTTAAATCTCCAAAACTTCAGTATTATGATTTTCAACTTTTCGTAAAAAAACTTCGCAATCTTCGATTCGAACAAATACTTAAGCAACATGCTCTTACACGAGACACTTATAAGCTATTATCGCGCGATGAGCGCCGTGTTATCCTTGAACCCGGTTATATTCCACTAATCGTCACCGGAGAGTACGGTGACAAGACTAAGAGACCTCACTGGCACGCTCTTCTCTTTAACTACGAGCCCTCAGATCTGAAGTTCTTTAGAACAACGGAGTTAGACCATGTGGTATCAAAATCTGAGGAACTTAATAATCTATGGCAAAAAGGCCACACAGAAACAGGCTCAGTAACACTAGAATCAGCAGGATATGTATGCCGTTATGCAGCTAAAAAACTAATTCATGGCAAAGATCAAGACCATGACTTCCACCCAATTCACAAAATGTCCTCAAAACACGCAATCGGGAAAAAATTCCTAGAATGTTATTGGCAAGACATATTCAATTACGGCCGTGTTGTACTTAAGACCGGACAACAAATGCCAATCCCTAGATATTACGAAAAATGGTTATTAAAAACGCATCCGGATGCGTACCACCGTTATGTTACGCAGTTAAAATCGGAACGAAACTTTCAGTCAGAAAAAAAACAAACACAAAAAGAAAAGGAGCAAATCGAACACAACATTGACCGCTATTATCAGAATAAACCACTCGCAATTACAGAAACCGAAACTCTTAAAGTCCTAATGGACGATAGGTTCAAGCGGTTACAAAAACATCTTAAAGGAGATTTCTAATGTTAGGCTCACGTTACGCTCAGCATTCATTCGCACAAATTCCTCAAGTGCACATTCCTAGATCTAAGTTCGACAGATCGTTTACAATTAAAGATACTTTCGACTTCGATTATCTAGTACCGCTCTTCGTGGACGAAGTTCTTCCCGGAGACACATTCACATGCAACCTTGCCACATTCGCACGATTAGCAACCCAAAAAGTTCCTATTATGGACAATATGAAGATCGATTATTTCTTCTTCTTTACTCCGAACAGACTTGTAAACGACAACTGGGAGAAAATGTGCGGAGCACAAGAAAATCCAGACGACACAACCGATTATATCAATCCTCAAATGACATTTCCCGCAGGCGGACCCGAAGTAGGCTCAATTTTCGACAAAATGGGAATCCCGACGGATATTGCAGCAGGCTTTACAATCAAAAATACAATGCCACTACGTGCATACAACCTTATATGGAACGAGTGGTTCAGAGATCAGAACCTTCAAGATTCAGTAACAGTTCCAAAAGATGCAGGTCCAGACGTACCAGCAGACTTCACACTTCTCAAACGAGGAAAACGACACGACTACTTCACGAGCGCCCTTCCCTTCCCGCAAAAAGGCCCGGATGTACAATTACCACTTGGCTCAACCGCCCCAGTTATCGGCATCGGAAAAGAAACAGCAACTTACGACCCAAATCCACCTGCCGTTAGAGAAACCGACGGAACAAGCCCGATTACCTATGCAGACGCTATGTATTTCTCAGGAACACCCGGAGGAAACGCAACATGGTGGGCAGAACAGGACCCAAACAACATCGGATATCCCAATATCAGAGCAGATTTATCTGAAGCTTCCGCGGCAACAATCAATGCATTTCGACAAGCCTATCTTATGCAAGAACTTTTTGAACTCGATGCTAGAGGAGGTACTAGATATGTTGAGATCCTTAGAGCGCATTTCGGAGTCGTTAGTCCTGATTTTAGACTTCAACGACCGGAGTACCTTGGAGGAGGCACATCAACAATTAATTCTCATCCAGTTGCTCAAACTGCTCCGACTTCAGGTTCAAACGCTCAAGCACAACTGGCCGCTTTCGCAACATCTTCTTCTGGCTCTAGAGACGGTATCGGATTTTCGAAATCCTTTGTTGAACACGGAACGATTATCTGTCTCGCAGCTGCGCGAGCTGATATCACTTATCAACAAGGTGTGAACAAGCTATTTAATAGATCGACCCGATACGACTATTTCTGGCCAAAACTTCAAGGCTTAGGAGAACAGGAAGTTCTTAATAAGGAAATTTATGTACAAGGTACCGCCGACGACGAAGCAGTATTTGGATACCAAGAACGTTATGCAGATTATCGTTATCGCCCATCCGAAATTCACGGCGAATTTAGATCAACTTATGCAACATCTTTAGATTTCTGGCACATGGCCGAAGAGTTTTCTGCACTGCCAGTATTACAAGACGAATTTATTCAAAGCTCTACACCAATTGAACGAGCCATTGCAGTTACTAGTGCGCCACATCTTTTATTTGACTGTTACGTTAAGTATATGTGCGCACGCCCTATGAAGGCTTATGCAGTTCCAGCAAGCTTGGGTAGGTACTAATGGGATGGCCTGTTGTAGCAGCAGCTTTAGGCGCAGGCGCTATGTCATACTTTGGCGGACAACAAGCTAATGCAGCTAATGAGCAAATGGGAAGGGATTCGAGGGATTGGCAAACCGAAATGTCCAATACCGCTCATCAACGAGAGGTAAGAGATTTAGAGAGAGCCGGACTCAATCCTATCCTATCAGCAGGAGGTTCCGGAGCTTCAACAGGCTCTGGAGGAATCGGTCCAGCACAGCAAAACACTATGGCAGCAGGCGTGTCTTCAGCAATGGAGGCGCGTCGTCTTTCTAAGGAAATTGCAGCAGTCGATTCTCAAACAAAACTTAATGAATTAGCAGGACAAGCTCAAGCAGCTTCAGCTCATCGTGACGCCACAACGGCTAATCAGATTGAGACTCAAACAAAAGCACTTAAAGCTCAAATGCCAGCTATTATTCAAAAGTCTAAGACGGAAAAAAAACAGTCCGAATGGGACGAAAAAGCTTTAGAGTTTGATAATATTAACAAGCGAGTAAATCAAACTATGGGTACGATCAACTCCGCTCTTGATAATGTTAATCCACTAAAACGTTTTCTTCCTAAGAACGAGACAATTATAGATTCAAGAACTGGAGAAATCCTTAACGATAAATCAACAAGCGGCTATCGCCGCAGAGGTAGATAATGGAAAAATATAAAGGCTCTTCAATGAGAACAGCACCAACTAAAATTATAACTAAACGTCCAGACGGTAGTTTACGTGTCGCTAGTGTATTTACAAAGCCATCGCGCACACAACAGCAGTTTAAAGACGAATGTAATATAAATAAAATTATGGAAAAGTACCGTAAGACCGGAATGGTTACTCATCTTCGTAATGGCGGTGAAGGAGTCTATGCAGATTTATCACAAGTCGGAGATTATCAAGACATGGTTCACCGCGTTATGCACGCAAACGAAGAATTCTTAAAATTACCATCCGAAATCAGGACCAGATTTGGTAACGATCCGCAGAATTTAGTGGACTTTCTTAAAGATCCTAAGAACACAGACGAGGCAATTAAACTTAATCTTCGTAAACGTGTTGAACCACCAAAAGACCCGAATCAAACAATTATTGACAAGCTCGAGGAAATCTCGCAGCCTCGTAAACGCTCTTCCAAGGAGTAGCTCTAGTAGACCCTCGGTACGTACTCTACCGAGGGTAATTCTTTATCTTGACCACCAATCATCTTCAGTTTCACGCCAATCATCTACATGATAAGCATCGTAATCTGTATATGCGATGTCTTCTTCATCATCATCCCAAGGAACACCATTTTTCATTTTATTTTTCATTCCTTTTAGTATTTCTAATGTCTCTCTG